AGTCGGTAGTTTCATCGGCAGGCAACTTGGCTATCTGATGCGATTCGCGACCGATCTCATTAGCGGAAAGGTCACGCCCGCTGAGACCGTCAACCGGGCGGGTATGTATCAGGAATCGTTATATGCCTCTTATTCGAATCACACGGTCCTGCGTGAGAGCGATAACGGACGCCAATATGTCAGGCGCGTGCTCGATCCCGGCGCCGAGCATTGCACGGATTGCCCGGAACTCGCCGGCGTCTATCCGATCGAGCAGGTGCCGCCGATAGGCGCAAGCCAATGCGGCTCGAGATGCAGGTGCGAGATTGTCTTCGAGGATGGATTAGGTGCAACAGCAGCAGCCTGAAACAGTAAGGTGTTCGTGGTGCGGCCGTCAGCTCGCCGAAGTGCGATTGCTGAACACCTATTTGCGCGTCCGCTGTGACGATTGCTCGCGCATGACCACCTACGCCAAGGACTCGCGCAAGCTGGACAAACCACAAGATATTGTGTTAATCAAGGCGTAGAACATCGCTGCTCTACAACGTGGCCGAGATCCCCGCGAGGGTCTCAATCGGAGATTGGCGCCGCAATCCTTTCCCAAGGGTTGCGGCGCTTTCGCTTTTATGCCCAACGAAAATCCCGAGATTGAATACAAGGACTGTGAGCTCGAGCTGAAAGTCGCAACCGGCGATGGCCCTGGCATCCTCGAAGGCTATGCCGCCGCCTTTGGCAACGTCGATCGCGCCAATGAGGTGATCGTGCCTGGCGCATTCGCACGCTCACTCGAAGACTTCAAGGCTTCCGGCTTTCTCTGCAACGGCCATAACTGGAAAGAAGAGCTCGGCACAATCGTTGACGCCAAAGAAGACGATCGCGGGCTCTTCATTGTTGCTGAGTTCTATTCAACCCCTGATGCACAGCAGGTCCGCCAACGCCTCGCCGAGAAGCAGGCGCGCGGCAGGCGCCAGGGCATGAGCATTGGCTACAGGGTGAAGTCCGCTGAGAAGCGCAACGGCGTTCGCTACCTCGAAGAGATCGACGTCATGGAAGCGAGCGTTGTGACTGTCCCGGCAAATCCCCAGGCGCAGGTCAGCGCCATTAAGCAATCCGACCCTCAACTCGAATCGCGACGCATCGCCATGCGCCGCCTTCAATTACTGCAACTCGCCCGCAACCGGGCCTGAAAGGAGCATACATGCCAATCGCTACTGGAGCGGGCGAGAAGGTCAGAACGATGCGGGCCGATCTCGATAAACTATTTGCCATCGAATCCCCATCAACCGAAGAGCTCGAGGCTGCCGTCAAGCTCAATGACGAGATCACCGTCGCTGAGGCTGAATATCTGAAGCTCAAGAGCGTCGATGATGCGAATGAAGCTCGCAAGTCTGCCGATGAAGCCGAGCGGGCCAAATCCCTGAAGCCCGTCACGCGTCCGGGGCTTGCTCTCGCTAGTAACAACGGGCGGAATCTTGACGTCGAGCGTCAGGAGACGGCGCTTGTATCGAATAAATCCTGGTCAACCAGCCTCGTCGAATCTGCCATCTACAAGGCCGTTCACGATCAGGGCCATCACAGCGGCACGGCCTACAGCGTGACGATCGAGGATGCCATCGGTCTCAATGTCAAAGCCGCCGGCGACCCCATTACTACCACGCAGTTCGGCACGCGGATGACCGAACTGGGTCTCGTTCCCCACGTCTTTCCGCCTGCTACCGTCCTTCCGCTGATTAACGTCGTCAACGTCGGATCCGGGAGCATTCGCTATTACCAAGCAACCATGCCCGTGACAGGCGGTCCTGACTGGACGCCTGAGGCCGGACTCAAGCCTGAGATTCAACTGCGTTGGGCGCCGGTTGATGCGCCGATCGAGACGCTCGCCGAGTGGACCGCAGTCACCCTTCAGGCTCTTGATGACCTGCCGCAGCTTCGCTCGGTCGTTGACTTTGATCTTCGTCGCGCGCTTCTCAATAAGCTCGATGATTCCGCTCTCAATGGTAACGGCACGACTCCGCAGATACGGGGTCTGCTCAACTTCGCGGGTGTGCAGAGCATCGCATTCGTAGCGACGACATCAGCCGCCGACATGATTGCGAAAGGTATTGCCGCAGTCAGCTCGACCGGCTACGGCGTGCCGAATGCCATCGTCATGAATCCCGCCGACTGGTGGGCAGTTCGAACCTCGAAGATTGGCACCCCGCCGGCGTCCTTCTACCTCTGGGGCTCACCGACCGAGATGGGCACGCCGAATATCTACGGCCTCCCGGTAGTTGCTGATTCGCACATCGCCGCGGGCGTGGCGCTCGTGGGTGACTTCAGCTATGCGACCTTCTACCAGCGCATGGGCGTGACCTTCATCGTCGGCCTCAAGAACGACGATCTCATTCGCAACATCACGACAATCGTATGCGAGCTGCGTGGCACGCTTGCGGTGACACGGCCCGGTGCGTTCGCGAAAGTGGCCTTAGTATGAAAGTGATCTCTTCTCAAACTTGGTGCATTACAAGCACAGGCGAGCGGGTTCCTGAAGGGCATCCGCTCGCCCGTTTTTTACTGGTCGGTAAAGGCTGCGAGATCGAAGACTCCGAGCTTGAACGCTATCCGCTCGTCACCAAAGAAGATCAAGTGGAAGAGCTGGAAGAAGAAGAAGACACCGGCGAGGTGACTGAAGAGGGCCAGCCCATCAAACGTCCGCGCGGCAGGCCTCGCAAACTTCCGATAACTGAATGACTGAATCCGAAGCCTTCCAGAAAGCAGTTGAGATCGTTGCCGTGCAAGCCTGCGCCTGCGATCCGCCTGAGCTTTCAACAGCTGAGCTCGAGGGCGTCATCAAGGACTCGCAGGTTGGCGCCACCTGGCAGCCCGATACCGTCTACGGGCAGGGTGCGATGGTCATTCCCACCGTACCTAACGGCCATCTCTACCAGTGCGCCGTTGCGGGCACTAGCGGCTCGACTGAGCCGGCGTGGAATCAATTCTTTGGGACGACGACAACCGATGGGACTGTCACGTGGCTCGAGGCGGGGTTGGAGAGGGGATTCTTCGATCTCGATCAGGCCACCTCCGATGCGTGGCTATTGAAAGCAGGCAAGGCGGCGCCGTTGGTGCAGAACTCGAGTGCGGGCCAGTCGCTTGCCTCGCAGCAGCTATTTAGTCACTGCAATCAGATGGCTCGCTACTGGGAGCCGACGAAAGTCTCATGACTAATGGACCGTAGACAAATCGGGAGCGGTAACAAGTGATTCGATTCAATCCCTACACAAATGACTGACTGGCGCACTGAGCTTTATTCCGTGAATCTCGACTTCCGCAGATACTCCCGCGGTTTGCAAGGCAACCTGCGCCTCGAGCGCATCGACGGCAATTCGTGGCTGACGCTCGCTGAGGTGAAGAAGGGCTGGTGCGCCGATTACGTGGTCAACCAGGCATCGGGCCTTCCTGAAGTGCAGATCGAGATTGCCGATCAGGGCAACCTCGCCGGTGTCTTTAGCGCCAACAGCATTCAGGCGGTGGTCGTCGAGGGCGTTCGCTATGAACGGCGTGATCAGGATTTGATGCTCGGTGTGCCGAAGGTGTGGCGGCTCAGGTGTCAGCCGATCGGCGAAGAGGCGGTTGAGGCGGCCTTTACGCGCAAGGCTCAGCAGCAATGGGCTAACTGAAACGGAGGTAACGAGTGCCATATAACACGCATGAGTATTGGTATAAGGCAGACGGCTCAGTTGTGGACTCGAGCGATGCCGCAAGGACGTACATTGCTTACCCATACAGCGCCCAGGTGCCGGTATCGGCTGTCCCTGTTGCGCACAAACCAGCAGCGCCGACGCTGACGACGCTCACACCATCAACCGCGGCTCTGACGGCATCGGGCCTCAAGGTCACGCTTACTGGCACAGGCTTCTCGAGTAACTGCGTAGTCACGGCGGGCGGCGTTCTGATGGATGGGGCTGCGCTCAAGTCTGCGACATCGATGGAAGCCAATATCCGGGGCGGCGCTGCCGGTGCTGTGCCGGTGGTCGTGCGCGATGACTATGGGCAGGTAAGCGCGGCGGTCAACTTCACGTTCAGTTAAATCATGGCAGTTGAAGTAAACATCAGCATTGAAGGCGGCGACGATCTTGCGCGCGCATTCGGATTGATGTCGGGTGCCGTCAATGACTGGCGCCCATATTGGGCTGATGTCGCGGCCGTGTTCTACATCAGCGAATCGGCGCGCTTCTCAACCGGCGGCTTCGGTGCATGGCCTCCGCTCTCTGATGGCTATGCGGCGTGGAAGGCAAAGCATTATCCAGGTGCGCCAATCCTCGTTCGCACAGGCAGGCTTAGAGAATCACTGACATCGCGCAGCGGAGCCGGCGCCGTCTATGAAGAATCGCCGCTTGAGCTACGCCTTGGGACATCAGTGCCTTATGCGCAGTTCCACCAGACGGGCACGTCAAGGATGCCCGCACGCCCGCCTGAAGGGCTTTCCGAAGAAGACACGCGCGTCATGCAGACCGTTGTGCTTGACCGCTTTAAGCGTTACGCCGAGCAGCTAGGCTTCGATACGAAGATTGATTAAATGCCCTGGACGCCCGCATACAACCTGGTATCCATCGAACGCCTCGCGTCGAACCTGCTTGCCATCTTCAAGCGCGATCAGGTCGCCGCGCTCGATTGGGCGAGCCCGGGCATTGCGCTTCAGCCGTGGATGTACTTCGGAATCGCCCGCCGCGTCGATCAGCAGATATTCCCATCGTGCTTAGCCTTGCCGGTGCGAATACCGATGACGCAATCACCTGACGAGGCGGCGGTGCAGATGCGCCAGGAGATCACCATCGAGATTGCCAGTGTTAATTCTGATCCTGAAAAGCTTGCACGCGAGATTCTGACACGCACTAGGGCAATCACGGCGATGGTGCTATCTGCATCACCGGAGGACATCTTCAGGGGCGTCACTACGGGCGCATTCGGCGGGCTTGTCTGGGATATCCAGGAGATCGCCATCAACCAGTTTCCAAGGCAAAACGCGCAGGGGCAATACCTGAGCCTTTCGCAGTCACTCGCAGTCTTCAGTTACATCGAAACGTAAGGAGGAAATCATGCCAGCAACAGGCGCATACGATCCTGTAAAACTCGTCGTCGGACCCGGCAAGATGTATTTCAATTGCGCGATTCCGGCAGACGGCGCATCGCTCTCAACGATTCTCACATCAGGCGTGCCCGCTGATGGTGTTCTCGCCGGCTATACCAAGACGGGCACCACGTACCATTCAGCGATGACGATCACCGGCTACGAGGTTGATGAGGTGCGCTCACCAATCTTCTACAACCCGACGCAGGAGACGGTATCGATTCAGGGAACGATGGTGCAGATTGCCGAGACTGCAACACTCCTGGCGCTGCTCCCGAATTACAACTTCAAGACGCCCGACAGCTTCCACGTTGGCGGGTTGACCTCCTGGCCAACGACTGCATATCCATCGGTGCTTGTGGTGGGTCATAACCGCGCAACGCCAAGCAAGATTGTTGCCGTAATGATCTATAAGGCGCTCAACACGCAGGAATTCATCATGGCGATTACCCGCCAGAATCCATCTGAGACTGCCTTCACCTTCAGCGGCAATGCTATCGGCACCCGCGAGGCAGGCGATCAGCTCGGTCAGGTCTGGCTTGAGCCATAGATGTCATCAGCCGTCGATTACAACGAGACACAGATCATCATCGGGCCGAATGTCGGCCTCTGGTGGAACGTCACGCTTCCTGCGGCTAACACGCAGCTCGTGCTTGATGCCAATGGCTATCCGCCTGATGGTCGCCCGTTAGGCTATACGGACCGCGGCTGCACGCTGACGGTTGGCTGGCAGGCGCCGCCTGAGGAAGCGTGGGATCAGCAGGAGCCTTACCGCGTCTACCAGGCAAATCAGATGTCGATGGAAGGCACGATTGTTCAGGTGCTCGATCTCGACAAGATGCGCATTCTGATGCCGCCTGCCCTTTTCCAGTCGGGCCAGAATCTTGTCACCTTCGGCTCAGCCACCAAGCCGGAACTGGGGCCAACGTCGCTGCTTATGGTGTTCCGGCATATGGATAACCCGGCGAGCCCCAAGTACGGCTACGCGATGATCTATAAGGCAATTAACAACACCGCGTTCACCTTCGCCGTTAATCGACGAGATCTGACGAAGGTTAACTTTCGCTTCGATTCAAGGCCGGTGTTCTCGAGGCCACCGACCGATCAGATAGGGCAATTCACAACACTTGTTCCATGAGGATTTATGTCTAGAGCAAAAGAATATCGCAGCCGCAAACGTGAGCGGCTCAGCAAACTAACCGTTGAGGCAACAGGCGAGACATTCATCGTCAGGCGGGTCGCCATCGATGCCTGGATTATGGCGGGGCGCATTCCTGAGACGCTTGCGCGTGAAGTGCTCGGAGCGTGGCAGCAGGTCGGCGGCGCCGATGCGGCAGTTGAGAACATGTCGGTCGATCAACTGATGTCTGGCTTTCAGATGGTGCGCGATCTCGTCATCGCTGCATGTGTTTCGCCTAAGCTCGTCACTGGCGACGTAGAAGCGGATCCCGATAAGGATGAAATCCACTTTTCAGAGCTTGAGGCCGAAGAGCGCACTGCACTCATCAACTTCTGCATGAACGGCAGTGGCGGCACACCCATTGAGGCGACGAGCGGTAATCTGACGGTGGAGGCCGTCACTACCTTTCCTGAAAGCGGAGAACGGCGCGAACCTGTTCCTGTTAGCCAAAACGGGTGAGCGCTTCGGCACCAGGCCGTCGGAGCTGCTGCGAATTGATCCCGACGACGCCCTCGCACTTCAGGTCGATATCGCCGCTGATCTGCATTTGAGATTGCTTGAGAATAAAGAGGCTGAGCGAATCAATGAAGAAATGGAACGGATGAAGAGAAGGTAACCTTCAGTTAAGACATGGCCAACGCACTCTCATTGCTGTTCAAGATCGGTGTTGATCCTGGTGATGCCCAGAAGGTTCTCGACAACCTCAAGGCTTCCTTCAAAGAAGGGCTTGGCGCGGGCGCGATTCAGGGCAGTAAAGATGTTGAAAAGGCGTTTAAAAGTTCGGGCGATGCGCTTCAGAAATTCGGCACTCAAGCTGTCCAGGCGGGACGCGGCTTCCAGGAAGTATTTGGCGGAAACACGATCGGCGGTGT